CATTAGAACCCGCTGATGTACTAAAGAACAACCTTGCGCTATCGGTAGAAGCATCACTATCTTGCCCAAGCTCAATACCATTTGCAGAACCAGTTACTACACTTAGGCCCGTGTTAGGCGAATCTGTCCCGATGCCCACGTTGCCGCTTTGGTCTATAGATAAGTCATATCGAGAATCAGTTGCGTTATAAACATATAATCCTGTTGAATCTAAACCTATAGTTCTTTCATCATAACCAGAATGAGCATTGAATTTTACTTGGTTTCCTACGTTAGCAGTGCCTGACAGGTAGAGGTCTTTGAAGCGAGCGTTAGAGTCTCCTAAATCTACTGCGGCATCACGGTTCGTACCTGAAGAAGTTGCTGGACGAATATCGTTGGTGACGCCTATCATCCGCAGATTAACTTCTCCGTTACCTATATAAATTGAGTTACTGTCTAGGGTACCAATACTACCTACGTTAGTAATACTGCCGCTTGCTTCCTTGAAGAACGCAGCCAAAGTGCCGTCGCTGCCACGCCTTCTGAGATTTATCGGTTGACCACCAGACCTTGAGATGTCTGTCCTGCCATCCGAATAGATAGTAACGCCATCGTGAAGATTGGTTGCCACGTTTACGGCATCAGAAGTACCCACAAGCAAATTGCCGCTGCTGTCAATCGTGACAGCGGTCGAACTGGCATTATCGTCGATACCGGGGCTTGTGAAGCTGCCGGTGAACGTTGGATTAGCAATAGGTGCCTTAGCATCTATCTGGGTCTGTATGGCAGACGTTACGCCGTCCACATAGTTAAGTTCAGCAGCCGTCGCTGTTACTGTGGTGCCGCCAATCTTTAGCGTGGTGATGTCAGCAGTTGTCAGTGATGAGCTAATTAAAGTTACTACGCCGGTTGAGTCAGCAATCGACCCCGCAGCGGTGCCATCTTTGGCTTTTATGTTAGTGACTTCAAGATTTGTTAAGTCAAGGTTCGTGGTATTCAGCGTCCCTATGGTTAGGGTCGCACTGGCCGAAATGTTATTGAAGTCGGCGCGAGCCAACTCAAAGCCGCCAGCAGTTGAACCATCATTAACGTGCACCGAATCATTGGTGGTGTTTACAACAATTTCACCTTCTGCCCCGGTAAATGCGGCAACCTGAGTGCTGGTGCCTCTTCTGATTTGTAGTTGTGTTGCCATCTCAGCCCTCTAAGTTTCTCAGTTGTTCTAATGCCCATGCGAATTCAGGATCATCGGGCGGGTAGAATTTGATGTCTATTATTGCACGTTCACCATCAACCATTGTGTAGTGCAGAAAAATACCCGACTCGTTTTCATAACCATCAATTAACGTCATTACGTTACCTTGTAGATTTTCCAGCTTAACGTTAGGTCGCTAGGCGAACCCCAGCCCGCAACGTGTCTGCCGACCATCTCAATCTTTAGAGTAAAGCCTTGCGTACCTTGGAACTTGGTCAAAGGTAAAATGGTAGCGACTGGCCCCAGCATCGAAGTGGTTTGATAGCCAACGTTGGTGTAGAAGCTGCCGCCCATCTCAACGTTACAAAGTAGCGTGGAGTTTGATCCGCCCCACGCGGTAAAGCCGCCGGTATAAACCCCTTCAACAAAGAACGTTGCCAGCGTATCTATGTCGCCTGAGAATGTAGTCGTTTGGTCGCTTGGGTAATAAGTACCACTCGCAACAATGAGGTTCCGACTTAGGACAACGCCGTTGAATTCAGCGTCACCATTCTTGTTAATAATCCAGCCAGCAGAACCCGCCGAGTAGTTTGACGATTGGATCGTGTTGCCGATTTTGGCGTTAGTGATAATGCCGTCAGATATTTGTGCGCTCGACGTTACAACATCAGACGCAGCCAGCTTGCCCGCCGTGATCGCATTCGACTGGATGTTATCCGACTGGATGAATTCAAACGTACCAATAGCAGCAACAACCGCCGCCGTTGTAATTGATGATGCTTGAATCGCACCAATTACCGCCGTATCTCCGAAAATCTCAGAAACGTTGAGTTTGTTTGCGGTCAACGTGCCAGTTGATATCTCAGTTGCGGTTATGGTTCCGGCTGCAATCTTTCCGGCGGTGATACTGTTCGCAACTAGGCGGTCAGCATTTACCGAATTCGCCAAAATCTCATTGCCGGTCAAAGTGTCAGCAACGATGTTACCGGCCAAAATAGTCCGGCTTGCGATAAGGTCAGCAGTAATTGTATTTGCTGCAATCTGATCCGCGACCAGTTTGTCAGTAGACACCAGCACAGACTTGATATTGGCCGCTGTGACCGAATTGGCTGCAATGTTAGACGCTACTACCGAGTCGGCAAAGACCTCTGAGGCGTTCAATTTGGCCGCTGTAATCTGACCCGCTGCGATCTTAGGGGTAGTGATCGACCCGTCGGTTATCTCGGTTTCGGTGATGCTGTTGAGCGATGCAAGCGCACCCGCCCCGATACCGCTTAGAGAAACCTGCCCAGAACCAGCGCCGCCTAACGTGCCATCCGCGTTGATCGTGACGTTGGAATTCTTCAGACCTGCCGCTGCGTAAGCTGCTGACAATTCACCGGCAACTTGAGTTGCTAGGTTTACCGTATTCTGCGCTGCTAGTGCGCCAGCCCCTATGCCAGAAAGGGTTACATTACCTGCACCGGCCCCGCTCAGTGACCCGTCTGCGTTGATAGTGATACCACTATTTCTCAGACCTGCATTCGCGTTCGATACAGGCAATTCACCGACCACCTGCGTGGCGACGTTTAGCTGGTCGCTGAGATCAGCCGCAGATATGGCCGTTGTAAATGATGTTCCTGTGTACCTGTACAACTTGTTGTCAGTTGTAAGAAGTACCGTCCGGCCTTGAGTGTTGCCAGTAGTTGGTAACGCCCCCAAAACCTCAACGGGTCGCAGACTGTTAGGGAACTGGTCGCTATCAAGCGTGCCAGTCAAATCACTGGCGTTGATCAGAGTAGTAAACTCAGGAACCGAGCTGTCGTACCTGTACAGTTTTTTGTCAGTGGTCAGAAATACAATATTCGGGCCAGTGTATCCCGAAGGTGACGGCAAGCTAGAAACCGCTGAGATTGGCTCGACACCACTAGCAAACGATGCCGCAGTAATCGAACCGGGGTCTACTTCCGATGCCGTGAACAGATCAGTTGACCACGCCGAACCCGTCCAAACATACAAGGTATTAGTTGTCGTTAAGAACTTGATTTGACCAACGTGCGAACCTGTAACGCCGGACAAAGTACCTACCGGCTCTATACCAAACGCATCACCAGCAGCAAATTCATCGAGAACGTCTTGCGCCAAGTCATTCATTGCGACCTTTTGCGTGGTCGCGTTTACCGACGCGCTGAACCCAGAAACGTTACCGGATCGGTCTGCGCTTCTCAGCCAGTAGTATTTAGTGACTGCGTTACCTAAGCCCGAAACCGTATGCTGGTCTGCTCTGGTCTGAACAATCAGCGAAGATGTGGCGCGGTTGTCGGTGTCGTTTTCGTAGATCTCGACATAAGCTAAATCTGAATCGCTTGGATTGTCCCAGTTCAGCTTAATTTGCTGAATGCCGCCAGTGGCGCTTATTGACCCCGGTATGCCCGGCGCAGTCTGATCGCCCTGCAAGGTGATCGTGCCGGTTATGGTTCCTGACGTTGTGCCTACAACTGTGACCGCTTTCACTCGGACGGTGAATTCTTCTAGCTCTTGCATCCCCGAAATGACAGTCGAAACGCCGTGAACGTTAACCGATGAGAATGCTGTACCCGCGCCACTGATGGCCTCGTTAACGCCGCCATAGTTCAATTCAACGGTCGTAGCCGTAGCAACAGAACCATAGTCGATGGTGGCCGTGTATGAGTCGGTGACTTGCCCGTAGTCGATTTCGCCTTGTGACGTTCTCTTGAATTCAACGTCGTAGTGGCTGACATAAGTGTTTGCGGTGGGCGCAGTCCATGACACCCGAATCGCTGGCAAAACCGAACCGTCATTACCTAATACAGTGGTTTCGGTCAGTGTTAGACCCGACGGTGCTTCTTGCGCGGGGACGTTGTTAACGACATCCGTATAATTGGGATCATTGACCCCAGCCGTGGCACTAATCGTGCTGGTATCATTATCGGGCTGTCTGTCCGACTCCACGCCCGCGCCACTACCGGCACCGTAGGCTAATGCGCGAATCCAGTAGAATCTAGTGTCGCCCGGACTAATAGAATCCGCAGCATTCGACGCATCATGTATAAACTGAGTGCCTCTAGTGCGACCAATCTCAACCTTGTTCGACCAACTAGAATCCGGTGACGCATAAATCACAATCTCAGTGAATAAGCTAGTCTCGGTTGGGTTAGTCCAATTCAACTCGATGTTTTTAAGGCCAGCAGTCGCAGTTAAGTTGCTGGGATCTGGTACGCCCGGAAACCCTGCCGTGATTACACCAGTTGCGCTGATTGTTGAGTATGCAGAAACATCAGGATCGGCATAGCTTCCAGAATCATCCTCAATCAGAGTCAGGTTAACGCCGCTCGCGTTTGACTCCGAGAACGACCAACCGACGCAACGGAATACTTTGTTGGAATATCCCAAATCGCTAAGGGTAATGCTTACACGATCACCCACAGCTACACGCAACCCAGATAAATTGTATGGGAACGTGATGACCTTCTGCTGGTCACTTAGCTGCACCAACTTGTTCGCAATACGCTGCGCCATGTAGCTGGTATTAGTCATCGGCAAGCTGATGTTGCGCTCTAACGTTTCGTTGTTATCTCTTTGCAGTGCCGCAGTCAGTTGTACCGCAGGGAACTCGACCGACTTGTGGTTGTCAGCCGGTGATATGTACATCCCTGTGATCTTGTTAAACCGCTGTGAACGCTCTACAGACGTTTTTACGATTACCGCACCCGCCAGATCGTCTTCGTCTAAAGACTCGCTTGGAGCCGCGTATACGCCCGCTCTGATGGTGTATTTGCCTGATGTATAGGTTAGGTTGCCGTTCATCGCGCTGAGTATCTTGTCGATGTTCTGACGATGCTGGTCAGTGCCAAAAATTACACCGTTACACGTGAAACGTTTTTCAGTGGTAGAGCCGGGGATTGATACACTTGCATCACAAGCATCTGCCGCAGTGACTACCGCATCCCAATCAATCTTTGCCGCAGCGATACCGAGTCCGAAGGTCGAACTCATCAAGTAATCAGCGATGCACAGCGCAGGGTTGTCAGTCCATGCCTGATAACTCGAATCAGTAGGATTAGCACCAGCAGATGTATCAAGGCGCGGGTCGTAGATGTCTTTTTTGCCTTTAACTAGGGCTTTTATATTGTTGGGCTTTTTCTTGTCCCAAACAGATTGCGACTCATCGGTCAGCGTCCACTTGGTCACGATATTAGCAACGCCCTTACCTTGGTGCGCGCTGGTGTACTCAGTGAATGCAGAAACAAGATCGGAGTCTGCGGCCTGGGTCGATGTTCCTAAGTGCTTGTTTATCTTACAAATTGTTGTGCTGGCTAATGGGCCGAAGTCGCCGGTTGTTACGTTGCCGCCTGTTGCAGCCCCGCCGCCGATAGATGCGTTTGTTATCACTTGGTCATCAAAATAGATGTCGGTGATGCTATGTATTTCATGCCCAGCCAACGCGATCTGATGGTATAGGTCGCGGTTATCAGTACCCGCCACACCGACAAAGGTTATCGGGCCGGATACTAAAGCTTGGCCATAGATTAGCTTTTGCGGTTCTGTGGTGCTTCTGACGGTGGCTTGCCGATTCGAGGCGTTATCGCCAATCGCTGTCGTGAGATCAGGCATTGCATTAGCGGTAACTAATCTCGCGCCACCAATAACAGCAGCGGTTCCCGCGACGATTGCTGTAACACCAGTGGCCGCACCTAAAGTCACGGCGGTGCCGATCATCTCTAAAGCGACTCCGATTTTTACAATCAGCGCAGGGACTACTTGTGGCATTTTCTACACGCTCCAGCCGCAAACTAAATAACGATCTTGCACCCTAATCAAACCCTTCTGCGTTAGAGCAACGACTTGTGAGCCTAATTTGATGCCCATGATCTGCCCAACAATAGGCATATCAATCAAACAAGGGTCGCCATCTTTTAACTCATCTGAAGGGTTGCCCAAAATCGCAACGATCAAATTCTTCAGGTCGCCGCAACCACTGATGATGTTGTCGGCTTCCTGCTCGGTATTATATTGGAAATCGGCAGCGTAATCCTGCCCAGTCAGTTCTTTAACGATAAAAGCCGCAAATTGGCAGCAATCAGCGTCGCCATAATTGAATTCACGCCGTTGCCACTTATTGAGCGCGGCCAGAACCTTCATCAGCGCGTTTCAAATCTAGGTCTGCTTGGCATCGTATCAAGATCAGGGGTGCCGCCAGTAGTAGAGCCAGAACTGCCCCACTGTATCTTCGCGCCTTCAATGTCTTTCAAGAATCCGAAGAACAGATCACCCGAATGAGTTTCTTGCTGATGCGCGTCGGTGAATCGCCGATTAGATGCGCGGTCGAACTTCGCCAACTCGCTTTCAGCGATCAAGGCAATATCATCGCTGCCCTGATGCCCTAGCGATACGTTCATCTGATCCATGAACCCAGCCCACACTTCTGTAGGATCGGCTAGTAGATCGTCTGCGCTATCCAATGCCCCGATATACAAAGTAACCGGACGCATGTAGTAATCTTCGTTCAGTGCTGCGTTACTGATCGTCGCGTCGATAGCAGACAGGCTTAGCGTGATCTTGTACGGGCTGACTTCTGCGCCTTCTTCAATAGCGGATATGTCACCTAGATCGCCTACCCCTAGCCAGTCTTGCCCGCCCCAAGTGTAGGTTCCGATTGAGTTGTGCAGGTATAAAGTACCTGATGAGAACTCCAGCTTGATGAACGTAACCGTGGCAACGTGATTAGCAACCAGCGCATTGGATACGTTTGTTGGAAAGTCTCTGCTCACGCTAGAACATCCTCGATTGCCTCAATAGTGAAGCTAGAAAAGATGCCAGGTTGGTTATTCCAAGATACTGGGCTGGCGAGCATAAACACCCCATTGACCGGAGCGGTGTAGTCGATGATCGTATCGTCGGCAGGTTGTTTTCTAATAGGCGGTGCTAGTGACAGCGTCAGATTCCCAGAGCCGTCAGAATTAGCGTCAGCCGTAACCATGTGCAACTCATTACTGAACGAAACGTAATCGCCCGCTCTAAGGTAATTCGTAACACTGGCAGTTGCGCCATCACAGACCAAGCTAGATCCAGACTGGCTTGCGCCGTTTACCCTTAACGTGCCGCCACCTGCGCCTCTAAGGGTGTATGAGTGATCATGCAACGTAAACCGATGCTCTTGGCCGTTGAGCTTTGTAACGAATGCTTGCATCTCAGCGCGATCATCGCCGGTCAGGTTGTTGAACTGTAACGCTGCGCGCCATAACGAACCCTTGCGCCCTACAGTCTGAACCGCGTTAGTCAGCGGCGACCGATAGGTTCGAGTGTTACTAACTAGCTCAAACGTGGTAGCTGATGGCGTTATCGACGGGAATGTGAAAGTTGTCATACAAAGCGCCTTCTACGCATCAAGTCTTGAATGGATAGAATAGTCTGCTGCGATGTCTGCTGCATAGCTGCCCGGATCTTCATATCGACTTCAGGGCCAGCACCCTTGGCATCAATGTTATTCACAACAGTGATACCGCCGCCCATCTTATCGTTAGGAACAATCGACCCCGATGAGTTAGGTATAAACATCTCAGGCCCACGCTCGCCAACCATGTAAGGGCTACCAGCTTGAACTGATCCACCTATAGCTCTACCGGGAACTGAATCAGATACTTCGGAAGTGCCGCCACCTAGCCCTTTTGCGAATGATAAAAACCCGCCCGTAATTTTATCAACAACAAACAGCCGTATGGCTTCCATGATTAACTGTGCTGTCATTTGCTTAAACGCATCAGCAACCGATGTAGTGCCCTTTACTATGCCCATCAAACCGTCGGACATATTCTTAAAAGTTGTCTTAGTTATGTCATCAAGGTTCTCTTTTAGCGTCGGCATCTTTGCCAAGAAATCTGTGACGCTCTTGCCGATCTGATCAAAGCCGGAAGTGCCTACGGGTACGAGTTTGGCGATACCGTTTTTTAGTTCAGCGACAGATTCAGCAGCTTGCCTATTTGCGAGAATGAATCGAGTCATTGATTGCTCTAGATCACTGCCCGGATTTTGGTTTCTCAGAACCTCTATTTCTTCATCTAAACCAGCAATGGATTGCTCTAAATTAGCAACAGCATCGAATGCGTCGTGAGTTATAAGGGGTTTACCAAGAACGCGAGCCGCTACGTTATAAGTTTTAACAATTGCATTAATGCCAGGAGCTAGTGAGCTGTTAAGGAATAGCGCAAAATCAAAATAAGTGCGTAAAAGAATCTTGCCGATCAGAACCAGGCCATGTACTACATTTCGGAGAAACCCAAACGCTCTAACAGTGGCATTAGCAACTTGCTGGCCTGTATTGCCAAACTCAGCAGCATCTATAGCGGATTGCCTAAAGCCATCAGCAACAAAGGTAATGATTGGCGCAAAAGCCACAGAAAGTTGATTAGTTAAACCAGTGAATACAGCTTTCAGGCGAGTAATTGAATCGTTCGCCGCCTCCATCTGCGCGGTATCAGTACGGCTTAACGTTACGCCTAGATGCTCCGCTTCTTCGGTCATCTTCTGTAACGCTTCAGCACCACCGCCTAACGTGTTAACTAACGCAACGCCTTCCGAGTCAAACAGCTTCATGGCTAGCCTGACTCTGTCAGACTGACTCTTAACGCCAGCCATTGAGTCAGCAACCACGTTCATCTGCTGATCTAGTGGCAATCTGACCAACTCATCAGCATTGATGCCTAATTCTTGAAGCGCACCTTTCGCCTCGCCTGTGCCTTGTGCAGCCTCCGCAGCTCTGCGAGTAAATCGCTGCAAAGCCATATCCATTGTGCCGGTAGATACGCCCGTTAACTCAGCGGCATGGCGCAGTCCGGCTAACGCCTCGGTCGTAACGCCAAGTTTATCGGCAGTTTTTGCCAACTCATCGCCAGCGTTGATAGATGCCTTAATGAGTGCGCCGAAGCCCGCAGCACCAACAGCGCCGACAATAGCGTTCTTCATGCTGAACACTGCGCCGGTTACTTTCTTCAAGCCTTTGCTTACGCCAGAAAAGCCAGCCTTGGTTTTATCAACCGCCTTGATGTTAATTCTGACATCTTGGTTAGCCATCTCTGTCCCTCAAAATCTTAAAGTATGCCGCCCACTCGTTAAGTTCGCTCAACGACATTTGCTCGGCTTCTGCAATTGTCATATGTAACCGATCAGCCAAGGACAACAAGTTCATCCTTAACGGATCGGACATTAGTTTTTTTCAGCAGCCTCCGGCGATTGTATTTCGGCAAACATTTGCTCGGCAATGGCGGAAATTACCGCAGTTTCTTCACCCATCAGATCGACGCGATCTTCGGCAGCTTTGAATAGCTTTTCGCCATCTTCGCTCGCCGCCTTCATCACAATCAAATCAACCATCGACGCGATGGTCGTGTTCTCTAGAAACTTCGGGTGCTTCTTCTGCAACTCGTTAATGTCGTAGCAGGTAATCGGAAAGCAATACATAACAAAGGGCTGACCTTCGGAATCAGCCCATGCATCAACGCTTATCGTGCGAGGGGTTACTGTGCGTCTGTTTCTTAGCTCTTTAGCTAGACCCATGTGCTACCCCTATGCTGTTGCTTCTGTTACCGCGCCTGAGATTTGTACTTCAAACGAACCTTCAACCATTCCGTCGAATGCCGCAGTGATCTCGTTGCTCGTTACAGTACCGCCGCCGGTGTAATACTTCTCGCCGGTTCCGGTGCCTGTTGGGTAGACCTCAAAGATAACGCCAGCAGCCGCATCCATTACCAACTGAACCGCGTCAGCGTCATCCCAGTAGACTTCTACTGATAACGTGCCGGTAGTTAGTGATGATTGATATGTGCGCGATGAATCACCCATTGTGGTGTCTTCAATCGTGTCAGCGGTTTGTGTCAGGGTGTAAGATCGAACCTCACCCATAGCAGCGGCAGAACCGCCAGTGACGGCTAGTTTTACAACGCCGCTTGATCCTTTCGTGGTAGCCATTCAGAAATCCTCTAAGTTGTGCCTCTGGTGAATTGGTATTCAATCCGTACCGTTATAATAACACCTCCGACGGGATGTATAGAACCATCGTCTGTTTCAATACTTACGATCTGCGTATCAATCGCGTGACCGCCTCGCGTTCTATCAACGTC